GTTCTTTTGGGTAAAAGTCCATCAACAGCATTAATATCTATGAAGGCTACTCAATTAAAGATTAGTCGTAAATGGAATTCATTGATGATGGGTCTTAAGCTACAAGGTAAAAATGGCTTATTCACACCGCCAACATATAGCCACATTTATAATCTAAAAACTGTTCAAATGTCTAATGACAAAGGAACATGGTTTGGATGGGATGTGTCTCAAGTTGGTCCGGTTTCAGATAAAGGTGTTTATGCAATTGCTAAAAGTTTTGCTGAAAAAAATAGCAAAGGTTTAATAAAAGTTAAACACGGAACTGACGAATTTCCTTCGTGAAGGGATAAGGGGCGGTAACGGGAGACTTAAACCGCCCCGCAAAAATTATGGATACAGAACGATTTCGAAATATTTTTAAAGGATTAAACGAAAGATTTGGCTATCATATAGCCGACTACGAAAATACTAGTAGTGAAAAAAAATCCGGAGTATCCAGAACCTCTGACTATCCGCATACTATTCAAATGTGGGACGCACATTTGAAAGGTGAAAAATTTGACGTCGTTGTTAAAGGAAGAACGATTAAAGCAGATAGTTTAGGATTATGTCCGATCATAAACAAAGAAAATAAATGTTGGTGGGGAGCAATTGATTTAGACAATTACAAACCTGATTTAAAAGAATTATTTAAAAAATTAAAAAGTATTAATGTACCTTTTATTCCTTTTCGATCGAAAAGTGGAGGAATACATCTTTATATTTTTTTGAAAACGGCTGTTTCTGCTTTGTTGATGCGAGAAAAATTACACTCTATAAAGCATGTGTTTGGTGTAGAGAAGCCGGACAGAATATTTCCAGTTCAAAAATATTTGGATTTAGACAAAGGTTCTGCGGGCAGCTGGATTAACATGCCTTATCATAACTATAAAAACACAGAAAGATATATGATTAAGGAAGATGGTAGCAAAGCGACTTTAGAAGAATTTTTTAAAAAATATGAAGAAAGTTTAATAACTCCATCACAATTAAAAAAACTAACTTGTACCTTAGAAAATGACTGGTTTAAAGACGGTTCTCCGTGCTTACAAACTTTAGCTAGTTTTGGAATTGAAGAAGGGGATAGAAGTGAAGTTTTATTGGATATGACTAGGTACTTAAAACTTAGATTTCCGGAAGATTGGGAGAATAAAGTATCTGAGTACAATATAAAATTTTTTAAACCTAACTTACCTTATCAAGAAGTTCAATCAACCATAGCTTCAAGAACCAAAACTGATTATCCATATCGATGTGATGATGAGCACTTAAGCAAGTTTTGTAACAAAGGTCAGTGCCTACTTAGAAAGTATGGTATTAAATCTACCAAAGGATTAAGAAACACGGCTCTCGGACCTTTATCTTACATAAGATCTACTCCCCTACAATGGTTTTTAGGTTTTGACGGAGAAGAAGTAAAACTTAACTCTAAAGAATTAACTAATCAACAATTAGCAAGAGAAGCTGCAACAGAACAACGAAAAAAAACACCCCCTAAAATGAAACAAACAGATTGGGACGCAGCCATCCTAGAATTACAAGAAAGAGCTACAGGGGAAGATGCCCCTGAGGAAAGTAACCCAATGTTTAAATTAAAAGAAATTATGAAAAACTTCTGTTTCAAATCACGGAGAAGTGAAGATAGAACACATATTGATAGAAAACCTTTTGTTGATACGAAGAAAAAAATGGTTCATTTTACCTTTGACAATTTATTTACTCATTTAGTGGACGAAAAGAAATGGAAATTTTCAGAAGAGAATACTCACTTGTTTTTGAAAAAAATGGGTGGCGTAACAAGAGAAAAATTACATATTCAAGGAAACGTGAAAAGAAATGTTTATTCTGTTTCTAGCATTAATTTTGAAAACGAAGCATTAGTACCTGAAAAAATAGAGTTTTCAAATGAAAGAAAGGAGTTCTTTTGAAAAAAATTGTCCCTGATTTGTATAGAACAACTAAAATTTGGGGTCCTCCCGGGACGGGAAAAACATATCGACTACTAAAAATTCTAAAAGAAAAATTAGATTATGGTTATAGTAAAGAACAAATTTGCTTAGTGGGATATGCTAGAGCAACCGCTACCACTCTTCAGATCCGATGTAAAGATGACTTTAATTTTAAGGAGGAGGAATTAGATTCCATAAGAACCCTCCATTCTCTGTGCAAAGATGCTTTACCCAAAGAACTTCAATTATTAAGCAACGCAGATAAAAAATATTTAAATAGAATATTAAACTGGCCTAGATCTGAGTGGGTTACCAGAGAGCAATATAAAAAACAAATAAGAAAAGAAGATGATCCGGAAGATGATGATGAAGAAAAAAAAGAGGAAGAAAGAGAAAGAAGAAAATTTTTAGAAAACAAACTGGATTTAATTACTAAAGGACGTAACACTTTTTTCCACGGAGATTCTTGGCTATCAGTTAAGCATTATTTTGAAGTAATTCAGGAAGATTACAACTTCAATAACATACAATTAGATGACTTAGAATTTACTTACAACACATATAAAGATTTTAAAGAAAACTACGGAATAATAGATTTTACGGATATGTTGGCCCGGACTTTGGCGCCTGACATAGTTCTCCCTAACTATGATATTTTATTCGTGGATGAATGCCAGGATCTAAATCCATTAATGTGGGAAGTTCTAGATAAAATGTTTAAAGGAACAGGGGACAAACAAATTTACCTGGCTGGAGACGATGATCAGTGTATCTACGGTTTTAACTGCGCTGATTCAGAACAATTTCGTAACTGGAAAAGTGATGACAACATACACTTACCAAAATCATACAGGCTACCTAAGAAAATAAAGGATTTTTCCCAAAGTATAATAAAAGAAATTAGTTCCGAGTTCAGGGAGGAAAAAGAATTTTCCCCTAAAACCAAGATTGTAGGTGGTAAGGATACGGGAGAAATAGTTCAAGGAGAAATAATAGATATCTTTGATTTAGATGAAATTCAAAGAGATTTTTCAAAAGAAGATTGGATTATGTGTGCAAGAACAGGGGCCTGGGCATTTGATTTTAAAAAACAATTAGTGAAAAAAAATCTCCTTTGGAAATCTAAAAGCACTGTAGGTATGACGAGAGATTTTAATTACTCAATTAAGGATAGCGTAGTAAACACTTTAAATATTTGGGATAATTTAAAAAAAGGCTATAAAGTAGGGGGGAGAGAAATTTGCGATCTTATTGAGTTGATAGATAAAAAATTTTTAAACATTATAAAAAAAGAACATAGAAAAGAAAAAAGCAATCTTTTCTTGTCCGATCTTTCCTATGACAGGAATTATTTATTAGTTAAAAATGTTTTTAAACAAGAATTTAATTTTAACAAAGATTGGTTTAATTTTATATCTTTCAATAAAAAGCATGTTACTGAAAGTTATAAAACTAAAAAAGGTATCAAAAATAACGTGTTTTATGATCAAGAAGAGGTACAGCAATACATTATAGAGGTTTGGAAAAAAGATCCCACTCTTAGAGAGTCAAATATTACAGTAGGAACTATTCATTCCGTAAAAGGAAGAGAAGCTACAAACGTTATTTTATGCGACGTATGGGGCTCTCTTTGCATGAAAAGCTATAAAAGTATGACCCCTTCTTTTAGAAGAGAAGAAATTAAATGTGCTTATGTGGGCGTGACTAGAAGCAAAAGAACTTTATACATGTATAGACCAATTCCTAATACCAAGTGGGGGGAAAATCATTTTCCTCTTTTAGAAAGGGAAAAATATGACAGAACATGAGTCTTTTCAAAGAATGGAAAGAGAACTTTATGGTGATGATAGTTATCTTTTCGCTGGAGATAAAAAAGAAGAAGAAGACGAGATTGACTTTTATCTAAGACTGAAGGGAAGATCGGATAAGAGAGGAAGAAGATGAGCGTGTGGAAAAAACAGGTTGGGGGGAAACACTATGTTAAATATAAAATTCAGCCAAGTCAATTTGTTGTAGAGAATAAGTTGCTTTATCCTGAAGGAACTGTTATTAAATATATTTTAAGACATCAGGATAAAGGAGGAAAGCAAGACTTACTAAAGGCAAAACATTTTATCGATATGATTATTGAAAGAGATTATAAATAATGCAACGTCCTTTATTTAAACCTCAAACCGAATGGGTCCATCCCAATACTTTCCCGGATTTGTCCGACCATGATGAAATCGCAATAGACTTAGAAACAAAAGATCCAAACCTAATTAAAATGGGACCAGGAACTTTTAGGAAAGATGGAGAAGTTGTTGGAATAGCTGTCGCTGTTTCTAACTGGTCCGGTTATTATCCGATCGCTCATGAAGGCGGTGGAAATATGGATCGAAAGAAAGTTCTGAATTGGTTTACCGATGTTCTTAAAACAGATTCACTTAAAATATTTCACAATGCCATGTACGATGTATGTTGGATTCAAAGTTTAGGTTTAACCATAAGTGGTAAAATTGTGGACACAATGATTGCAACCTCTTTAGTTGATGAAAATAGATTT